GGCATTATCCTTCTCCCATATTAATGTTTGGCATATATCCAGCATAATAATTTCCAGATAATACAATTCTCCCATCAGATGTATCATTCGTATAGTGATATAGATTTGATGGAAAAATAACTAAATCTCCCTGCTTACACACAACTCTTGGCCTATTAATACCATGCGATGGTGATTCATCTGTCATAAAGCTTAAACTTGTGTCACTGTCTCCTGTCGAAAGATATGCTGCAATAGAATAAAAATTAGGTGCTTCTTCATGACAATGAGGATGAACAAAACTATTATTATCATAGAAGCTAATCCAAGCATTATACATTGCAACAACAAATTGCATACCATTTCTTTTCATTGAAGCTGGTTTGCGTTTATTGAAATGTGGATAATTTAATCTGGTGGAAATACAATGTTCAACCTTTGCTGAAACTCTCTGTAGATAAGGCGCAATGTCCTTGTCCAATTGAAGATGCCAACCTGTTCGTCGAACACCTTCTAGGTTATCGACAATACCAGTTTCTAGTTTTTGTCCTGCCAATTCTATTAAAGTATTACATAACTCTTTATCTAGAGTTGTCTTCATAATAAAATCAGTTTTGAGAACAGGAACATATTGTACTGCCTCAAACGAATCTTCACCATTCATTAAAATTCAAACTCCAATTGTTTAGCTGGAACCAATTTTTCCAACCTAAAAATTTTGTCACGTTGTTCAGTTACAGATTCATTTAGAATCTTTATTCTCTTATAAGCCGCTTGTAGTTGTCCCTGCAACTCTTCTGCCTGAGATTTTAAAATCTTTATCTCATTAGCATCATTATAAATCTTATTGAGTTCCATCTTTTGCCTCTCACTCAATACCGAATGTAAAGATTCTTTCATATCTTCCTCTCTAAGTCTCCGACTCATGTAGTCCCAATGAGGTTCCCTCGTCATCATTCATCTCCATGAAAAACTTTGGTGGTACTCTATTAGTCCATTTTGCAAAACCTGACTTCTCTACTATATAGTATGTTTGATATGCTTTCACTGTATCATCACCCTTGCAGTATGCAGGCATACATTGAGGTGGAGCAGTGAGAGGAGCATCAACATCAATGTTAGTAGGTGGTTTGAATAGAGCATCACGCAATCTGGATGTCGCATGTATTTTGCCATAACGATAAGTATACTCGTTCATTAGAGCATCATAGTGCTTCCACAACCACCAATAATTTTTCTTTGATGTTCGCACCCAAATGGTGCTAGGATGGTTCTTGTGAGCCAACTTGTATAGTCCCATCTTTTCAGCATACTTATCGCCATCAAGGACACGATGCGCTGTAGAGAGCATCTGTGCGCTCTCTAGTATCATCTTGACCACATGCTTGTCACACATCATCTGTGCGGCAATCTTAGGGTTTTTATCTAGATAGAAAATGTTCATACTAAATCCCTCAAATCTACTCCCGATACGCCTGGATAAACTTTATCCCACATCTGTTCCACCATAATTGCACAAGTTTTTGCAAAATTTTCATACCTAGATTCTAAATCTAATATTTCTGCATCCTTCTCTTCAATTACACATTCAAGTTCATAAACTCTATCTTCAAGTTCACTCATCGGTTATCACCTTCACCTTCGATTTTGTTACGCTCTTGTCGAGACTTCAGTTTCTCCATATTTATCTGAGCAATGTCTTCTAGTGAGTATCCAATGTCACTAGCAAGTGCTGACACATACCACAGAACATCACCAAGCTCCTTGGCAATGTCATCAAGTTCATTACCATAAAACTCGAAAGAACCAAACTTACTCTTTCGGATATTCTTCTTCACCTTCTCTGCGACCTCACCAGCCTCACCAGACAACCCTAGTGTTGGATACACTACCTTGGCATTGTCTGGATAGATTGCAGTGGTTTTCGCAAACTCTTGGTATTCATCAAATGTCATTTTTTGTTCCATTTTAGTATATTCTTGGGGAACCTTACCCCAGCCCACAGTCCTGTCCCATTGTCGCTGTGTGTATCCATTACTCATTTTTTCTCCCAGCGATAAAAAATATGGTCGCCAATTTCTGTTGTTCTCGTCTTGGTTCTTGCCCAAGATGGTTTGACATAATCAGCATGGTAGTGTGTAGCACCATCAGTTATATCAATGAACTTAATATCATTATGCATCATTAAGCGAGCAAAGTCAAGTATCTTTTTGTAAGATTCTTCATCTTTTACATCATCTGATTTACCGTCGCAATACCAACTGAACTGGCACTTGTTTCTAATAGGAACAGGCAATCCAGTTTTCCATGACTTTTTCATTTGTGCTTGAAGGACTACCCCACACACAGTGTTTGGAAATCTTTTGTCATTCACCCTGTTCATAACAACAGCAGACACAGCAAGCTTTCCTGCCGTGCCTTGATCTCTTGCTTCATGATATATATTCATTGCAAGACATTCAACATGCCGACTATTATCAGCTATTGATTTTTCGTTTGGGACAATATCTGTAGTAGCACCAACAAACATCAAACCAATAGCTATAATTTCATCCAATGCAGTAATCACATTTCTCCCATTTGAGTTGTGTAGTAAGTCTTGCAGTATTCCATGTCAACCAATGACATCGGTTTATAGTTGTTTAACGCAAAGTTAGCAACTTCCGTGAAGTTTTCTGCACCTTCACATACGGCACAGTCCACCAATTCTTCCATGTCCATCATGTAGTTTTTCATCTTAGACATATCCATAATACTCCTTTTTGAACTCTTTCACATATTTACCGCTGTCACGATGGGCTTCTATCTCCCAAGGCTGTCTCTCATAAGCAGTCTCCAGATAGTTCCGATATTTGCCATCACGACATTTCCACAACTTCTTGTAACCACCACGGAAACGGTCAATCAATTTTCTCGTTGCGTGCTGTTTCACATGTATCATCTCATGACAAACCGTGTCGATGAACTCTTCAACGCCCTCTGCTTTTGTCAAACGATGATCAACCTCAATCACAAAGTCACGGTCATCTTCTTCCTGATAACAGAACCCTCTGGCACCCTGTTCATATGTCTTGGTCAACAAGACAGTGATGTTCAGTGCCCGGTAGCGAGGCAACATCTTCTCCAGACAGAACCAGACAATCTCCTCGGCCAGTTCTCTGTCCTTCTTGACACCACCTGTAACTTCAAGACCAATCATCGTTATTTCCTTGTTCATCATCACTATACATATAATACGACATATAAGGGATATTGTCAAGGAAATAATGCACCAAAAAGTCGTTTATTTCCAGTTACTTGACATTTTTTTTAGGTCTATTTTTACTCGTTCTACCACTTCACCCCAACTTGCGGGTTCTTTTTGACGATAGATTCGCACTGATTCGTACCAAGGACTGGTATCGGGATAATCTCTTTCTCTAAACCAACGCCAATCAGCAGAGTAATGGAGTAACCCCCACGTTGGAATACCTAATGCTCCACCCATATGAATAGGTGCAGTATCTGTCGATATCAATAAGTCTACCTGAGACAGGATATCGGCTGTATCAGAGAAGTCTTTTATTCTCTCACCAACGCTTGGTAAGAGGTCTTTAGCTTCTGGATTGCGTCTATAGTCAAACATAGCAGTGCCCTTCTGTATGCTTATCATATTGACGTTAGGAAGCTCACAGAGAGGTAGTATCGTTTCAAAGGGTATAGAACGTCGAGTATCAAGTCCACTCGACTCCCACACCAACGCTACATTCATACCCTCACCAGACAGGTTCCAATCCTTACGATAAGTTTTTGACAGGAACCCATCAGCATGAGGTATATTTTTGATGGTAGCTTCCAGAACTCTAGGAAGACTCATCAGGGGAATTTTGAAGTCTATGTTTGAAATGTCCTGTAAAGCACCTTCCACAACATCCACATCTTTTAGAATAGGACTATCTTTGAATATGCCATAAAGTTCCTTGTAGCAAGAGAATATAACTTTACCACCTAATTTTGCCACCTCTGCCACATATCGACTGAACTGTATGTTATCACCAAATCCTTGCTCACAATATATCAATATGGTTTTACCCTCAAGAGGTTGGCCATCCCACAACTCAATGTGAGACAGCCTCTCTTGATTGAAAGCAAAGTTTTTTCCTAGTCTCCACGCACCATCTGACTTCAAGTCAACATAATGAAATCCTCTTTTGAAGTCTCCCATTTTAAGATAGTTCATACCAGTGTTCAAATTTGCTCTGGCAGGATTGTGATATCCTAGTTTTATTGATTGCTCATAGCAAGCAAATGACTCTGCAAACTTAGATAAGTCGTGCAGTATGATTGCTAAATTATAGTATGCCCGTGAATCTTCTGGGTCATCCACAATCAACTGCCTATAACATTTAGCTGCTGACTCAAAGTCTTCCTTTTCTAGAAAGTCAGCAGCAACATATTCTAGTTCTTTAAACTCTGCTTGTAATGTTTGCTGGTCCATCTACTGATACATGCCTATTATGTTCAACAACCATATAGTTGTCATCCCAATTGAAAGCTTCTTTAACTACATTATCAGACAATCCCTTATACATTGTATGCAGAGACTTGTCCTTTGCAGAAACTAAGACTTCAGCTTCATTCTTATGAAGTCCTTCTAGGAGTTGAACAAACATTGCCTCCCTTTTTGATTGGGTAATAGCGTTATTGCCACCTTGAATATAATGATATAACCTGTTTGCTTCAGCAGCAAGCATGGTATGTTCTGTTCCCTCTGGCGCATCATTTGGAGTATATGGAACTTCACCAGCGGGAAGTGCCCAAATAATACGGGGGTCAAAAGATGCCTTGATCACCATGCGAAGAGAGGCCGAATTATGTTCCATCAAATGGTCAACTTTTTGTTTCTTTGTTTTCTTCTTAGAAAGTTTTTCTAGAATTTCAGATACTAGTGGTGTGTATGTATTGGGCATTAAAAATCTCCTATGCAATCCATTAGGTCACTCAACCTGTTTTGTATAAAATAATTTAGTAGTTTACTACGAGGGTTAGTTTTTGCTTCTTTCCATGTTTTTGTTATCTCTGAAAATAACTCTTGAGGGGCTTCTGTTAGATCAATAAGCTTCTTGTTTCTTTGGAAGTTACGTTTCACTTCATCATTAGGCAACACATCCTCAATGTTGTGTTCAACCCACGATTGGATTTTCTTTTTACCCAGAGGTTTCTGGCGCAATCCGTCTACAAAGGTATTGTCTGGGGAAAGAACATTAGGAACACCATCACTGGTATCTCCCCTTAGAATATGCTCATCTAGATATTCATTCCACACCATTCCATCAATAAATTTCTTGGTGATTGGACTATATTGTGTGACATTTTTATATCTCTGTAACTGAATGAAATCCTTGTCACCAGACAAGATTAAAGTCTTTCCATTGTCGGTCTCAAATTCATGAGTTAAAGTGTAGATGATATCATCTGCCTCTGCACCATAAACTTCCAATACCTTATATGGCATAAACTCAATCATCTCATCTTTGAACGCATTTAGAAACTCAAAGATATCATTCCAATCATGACTGGATGAATCTCTAGTCTTCTTGCGGCTTGCTTTATATTGGGGGAAAATATCTCTGCGCCAATAATGTTTAGAGTCATAGCAAATAACTAGCTCACCATACTCATCAAAAAATCTCTCACGATACATGCGAAGAGAATTGAGAATCATATGGCGAACCATACCAGCATCAACACTACCTCTCTT